GAGATACTCTTTAAGTAGTAAACACAAAAGAGAAGTTCCCTATTAATTGTCAGACAACTCTGTCGGCACTCGCTCGCCTGTCGGCTCGCTCGCCTGGCTCGCTTGTCAGCTCGGCTATTGATACATCTGTTCGAGTTAATACATTTGTTCGTCTCTTTTGTTCTATACCAACTATAACAATAATTTGTTAACACTCTGTTCATAATTTATCCTTTATTTGTTAACAACTCCGTGATACAATAAAAGAAAAACTTAAGGAGATATAAAGAAATGAAAAGACCTAAAGACGGACTAATAAACAGCAAACTTACGCCTTATGAAATGTTGGAATACGCACTTTTGTTGCAAGCGGTAGAAGATGTTAAGACTGCAACATGGAGTAATGACAGTCATAATAGTTTTAAATGCAGTTATAAAGAGGGTAGGGAAGCAGTTCAATACGTTGTCTTAGTATTGAAACAGCACGGCTACACTGAAAAGGAAATTGGTAATATTTTCAGAGAAATTACACCACACAACTATAAATATGAAATTGTAAAAGAAGAATTAAAGAAAAGAGGTATCAAGTTATGAAACAGACAGAAATTCAAGCAAAGTATTTTACACGTTGGCATTATGATTTTATCGAAACAACTTCTAGCAAGTCAGAATATATCGCACGTGTCGGCAAACTTGCTAACGTTGCGAACAAGCGTGCCAAAACACTAACAACAGCAATATCAAAAGGGAGAATCACAGAGGATAGAACAGCCCTTTTCAGATATCAGGATGCTGTTGACTACTTTAATAAGCATGTTGCCTATAATGCTTCTTATGTGTCAACAGGCAAGGCGGTTTATAAAGACTTTTCAATTCGTGAACTGAGAGCGCTTGAAAATAAGCTCTTGCATTATCTGGAAGCAAAAGCATCAACAGCAAGGGGAAGTATTGAGGTAGAAAATAAACGTGTAGCAACATTTAAAGAACGTTACGGGGTCGACATTTCTAGTCTATCTAAAAATACCCGCGATAAACTTTTTAACACATTGCAGTATTTATCAGATAAAAACTATGCACAGCTATCAAGCGATCAAATAGTTACAATGTTAACTGAAGCACTTAATACAAACACACGTGATGGCTTGCAAGAACTTTTTAAAGCTTCTGAAGAATTATACCCAAATTTAAAAGAACAAGCGGAGTTTCGAGTAGCGATTATACAAAATAGTTCTCTATCATGGAAAGATAAAGCAAGAGAATTTAAAGCGGCAAACAAACTATATAAGAGCAATCGAGCGAAGCCAAAACCAAGGACAATAAGACAGGAGTTATAAATTATGATAGTTCAATGTTTAAATAGATCAAATAAATATGATAATATAGAAGTAAAGTCAGTGACGGACTATGGGCCGTCACACGGCTTTTCTTTGCATAAGCCTTTAGGCAAAAAGAAAGACAGTCCGTATTATATCGATCAATTTGGAACATTTGACATTGAAACAACGTCACGGACACGTATTGAAAAAGATGAACAAGGCGAAGAAGTGACAAAGCCTATTGATGCTTTTATGTATGTTTGGTCTGCTTGCATTGATGGCGAAGAAGTGCAAGGTAGATATTGGAAAGACTTTATTGCTTTGCTTGACAAAATACAATCTTACTATAAAACTAATGAGTCACGCTATTTTGTGATTTACATTCATAATCTTCCGTTTGAATTTTCCTTTTTGATTGGATATCTAAATGATTATAGCGAAGTGTTCGCAACTGGTAAACGTAAACCGCTTGTATGGCGTCTAAAGAAGCGTGGTATTGAACTGAGGTGCAGTTATAAGCTCACGAATATGTCACTTGATAACTTTACCAAGAAAATGGCTGGATGTCAACACATAAAAGCAAAAGGTGATTTAGACTATTCGTTAATCAGACACAACGAAAGCTATATCAATCCTATAGAGTGGGGATATATAATCAATGATACGTTAGGACTGTGGGAAGCAATAACATACATGCTCACAAAAGATGGCGATACAATTGCAACAGTACCGCTCACAAGCACATCTTATGTGAGGCGTGACATGAAAAGAGCTATACGAAAAGGAACTACCACCAGACTTCTAAAGAAAAAGTTAGCATTATCAGAAAAAACATACAAACTTTTAAAGGAAGCTTTTCGCGGCGGCGATACTCACGCAAACATGATAAAATGTGCTAAAATTTATCATGATGTTTATAGTTTTGACGCAAGTAGCATGTATCCGGCTATGCTTCTTTTGATGCAGTTTCCAGTGACGGCATTTGAGAAAATGCCTGTAACTTCAAAATGTTTAAAGTATATAAAAAGTAAAAATCTTGCATGGATATCGCAAATAAAACTTACAAACGTAAGACTTAAAGAAGATCAATACAATCCGTATCTATCTATCAGCAAATGCCGCAACTTGCAAGGTGTCGACCCTGACAATGGTAGAGTATGGAAAGCGGCGGAGCTAGAAACAACAGTTACAGACATAGATTTTTCAATTATTGAAGAATGCTATAATTTTGATGGCATTGAAATAATAGAAGATACCCTATATACTGCACGGTATGGATACATTCCAGATGATGTAAGAAGCGTAATTATGGAATATTTTACAGCAAAAACAAAACTTAAAATTGCTGTAAAGCACACCCCACCAAATAGCAAAGAAAGAGAAGAAGCAGAGTACGATTTGATGAAAGCCAAAAATAAATTAAATGGTATATATGGAATGGCGGCAACAGATCCTATTCACCCTATTATGATGTATTTAGAAAACGAATGGCAAGAATTTTCGTACTCAATGTATGAAAATGATACTGCATATAAAGAAAAGGTTGATGCCAGCGGCTTTTCAATACCAGATGAAAAAAGCATTGAAGATCAAAGCGAAAAAAGCGTTTTGCCTTATGTTTGGGGTGTATATACAACAGCACATGCGAGAAAACACTTGCGCAGGATTTTAGCATGTGCGGAAAGTTCATATATTTACTGTGATACAGACAGTTGTAAAGCAACTAATTTTAATTTTAACAAATTGACGGAATTAAATAATTGGATATATGAACTTTGCGAAAAAACTAATAGTTTTGTCGACATTGACGGCAAAAAATATTATATCGGATATTTTGACTGCGAAAGCGATGTGAAATCTGAAAATAAGTATGAACCAGAATACAAAGATTTTAAAACTTTAGGTGCAAAAAAGTACTGCTTTAATGCTTATAAAGAAACAAAGGATAAAACCTATTTTGGCTGTACAATATCAGGAGTTAAAAAATCAAGAGGTGTTGAAGTTATTAAAAACCTTGATAACTTTAGGGATGGTTTCAAAATAAAGAATAGTGGTGGTTTTCAGATTTGGTACAATGATAGCGATACCATCACAAAAGTAAAAGTTAAAGATTATCAAGGCAAAGAAGCAATAACCGAGTATACAGGCTATAGTTGTATGATAGCACGCGATTATGAAATAGGTCTATCAGAAGACCAAATCAGAAACTATACCATAGTTGATGAAATAGTTGAGTAAATAACGTTTTATTTGCAAAACTTTTGTAAATAAGTTATTATATACTTGTAAGGGAAAGAAACCCTTAATAAAAGAAAAGAGGATAATGAAAATGAGAATTGAATTGCAATCAAGAGAATTTGATAAGAAAGAAATGTTTAAGATGTTAAATGGCAATCATTTGTTAATGAAAAATTTACCAGACGACACCATTGTAAATGTAACTGATTATGTGCGTTACACAGCAGATGATGGAAAAGAAGTTGCTATTTTCTATCATACTAACATTGAGACAGGCGAAGTTGTAACAATAGCGACATCAAGCCCAACTGTGATAAAGACAGCCGAAAGTGCATATGGTTTCATGGGCACTTACAATTTACAGTTTAAACTGACACGCTCACAGAGCAAATCTGGTAGAACTTATATGAACTTTGAGCTTGTTTAATCTATAATGGTAGGGGGGCGGCCGGGATGGAAAACAAGTTGTTCACATCAAAAAGGGAAGTCAAACGGCTTCCCCTTTTTAAGTTAAGAGGTGATAATATGAGTTTATATAAAGAAAACGGATATTTGAATTATAAATATATCTGTGACGTTGGGCAAAGATACATTAATATTATAGGTGGTAGAGGTATAGGAAAATCTCACCTCATATGTGATATCTGGAATGACGGACACTTACCTATTTTATATGTTCGTAGAACAAATATTGCACTTGAAAATAGTTTTTCAACCATAGGCGACTTTGTAAAGCCTGACTGGTTCGGAAAAGATATTCGTTTGAAATATAACGACAAAAAAGGATACGGCAAAGCGTATCTGACAGACGAAGACTTGCAAAATGATAAACCATTTATAGTAGGTGTTTCGCTGTCTACTTTTCAAAACAAAACTGGTATAGATTTTACAAGATTTTATGATGTAATTTTTGACGAGTTTATACCGCAAAAAGGCGACCGCCCTATAAAAAACGAGTTCCAGGCATATAAAAATATTATGGAAGTGCTATTCAGAAACCGCCCTGATTCAGAAACGGAAAAAATAAGAACATGGTTTTTCGGGAACTCTAACGCAATTATGTCTAATATTTTAATTGGATACAGACTTATCCCAGACTGTTACAAAGCAGTTAAAGAAAGAACTGAAATCACACAGGTGGATAGGTGCGAAACAACACTTATAATTCCGTTTAAGTCTCCTATTTCTGAGAAAAAGAGACAAAACGCGTTCTATAGAAATCTTCCAAAAGGCAGAGCAAAAATGGAACTTGATAACGAATTCATGGATTTGGAAGATGATAGAATAAGACACCAAAACTTAAAAGAGTATACTCATGATATGAAAACACCTTTGTTTTCCGTGTGGATTCATAAGTCAGACTTTAAGTTTTATGTAACTAAACCTATGCGATCCCACTGTGATGATGTTTTTGATGCCTCGCCATCATCACTAGAGAGGTGGCAAACAAGCAGTAAAAAGTATCTAAAGCCAATGTTTATAAGTGGTGACATAACATTTTCAGACTATGAAACACAGTGCGATTTTTTAGCATCGTTTGATTGTGTATCATGGTATGATATTTTATAAAGTTGTAATTGACAAACAATATATAAAATGTTATATAATAAATAGGCGGTTGCACTATCCAAACGCTAGCCAGCGTGTGCAAGTCGGGGACGACAAACAGACCGCCTATTACTGCTGTATAGCGTAGATGGTTAGCGCATGTGACTTTGAATCACAAGGTAACAGTTCGATTCTGTTTACAGCTGTCAACAAATAAAGAAAGAAGGTTAAAATATGAAAATTGGTGATATTTTGAAGCTTGTAAATGCTGGGTACAGTAAAGATGAAATTGATGAAATTGCAGCGTTTTACGATACGAAAAATCAAAAGACAGATGAGAAGAAAGAACAGAAGACAGATGAGAAGAAAGAACAGAAGACAGATGAGAAGAAAGATAACTCGTTTGACTATGACAAGTTTGCCGCCGCGCTTGTAAAAGCGCAACAGCTGGCAAATGGAAAGACTAATTACGGCGGTTCAAACGAAAAGCCAGATATTAGTAAATTTTTCTAAAGGGGGTAGACTATGGCTAGTTTAAATTATACACAAATTTCAGCGATTCTTAATACCATGTATGAGGAATACACAGGTAGAAACACTGGACAAAACTTAAGTTTTGGACAAATGCAGAATACTTTTAAAATGGGTCTTGATCGCGAAGACGACAACCTTTACCAGATTATTCCTACCGTTCTTGCAAAGACAATTTTTTCAATTCGTCCATATTCTAGAAAACTTTCTGGTATGGTTTGGGATACGGAAAGATTCGGAAACTATATTCGTAAGTTTACTCCGATCGTTAACGATTCCAACCTTGACAATGATGAATGGAATATAACTGTTGAGCTTGGGAAGCCAGAAGCAAGTCAAGACTGGAAAGCAGGAACAAAGCCAGTAAAGTATGATGTACTTCTTACAATTGCAAGTGGTGGTCAGAGTTTTGCAAGAAAGTATACTATTTATAAGAATCAGATCAATGCGGCGTTTGATTCGGAGGCAGGAGTAGCATCATACTTCTCTATGTTAATGACTGAATTTTCAAACATTTATGAGATTGATCTGGAAAATATCGCCAGAGCGCAGATTGCAAACCTTGCACTTATCTTGGCAGATGCTGGTAGCGCAGAACCGACAGAAGGAAACATGTGTAAGAAAACACAAGTATTTCATGCGTTAACAAAATATAAAGCTGAAACAGGTCTCGCCATGACACCAAAAACAATCATGAACCCAGCTGACTTCAGACCGTTTATGGTTTGGCTTTCTGCGGAGATGAAAACCTTAAAAGAAAACCTTGCTATTCGCGGAACACGTTTTCACGGCGATTTCACAGGAAAAGTTGTAAATCGACACACAGACGCTAGTGACTTACGCTTTTACCTTGTTTCTAAATTTGGCAACTATTTTGAAGCAAATGGATCTGAGTTTTTCCACCCAGAAAAAGCAGAGCTGGGCGATTATGAAAAAGTTACTTTCTGGACCGATCCTGAGAATCCAATGACGATTACGGGAAGTGCGGAAGGTGTAAATGCAGACGGTACAAGTAAGTTTACACTTACAAACAAGACTGTCGAGAACGTTTTAGGCGTCATGATGGACATTGACACACTTGGAATTGTACCTGTCGATCAATGGAGTGCAACAGAACCGTTAAACGCACGTTTTGGATATAGAAACGGTTGGAATCATTACACCTTTAAAACTCCAGTTGATTTTACAGAAAATGCAATTTTAATTTTACTTGATTAAACAAAGGGGCTTCAAGCCCCTTTTCTTGAAAGGTGGTACACATGTCATTTGAAGTTAAATTCGGAAAATCTGATAAAAGAATCAATAGTACAAAAATCCCAACGTTGACCGATGGTGTATCTTGTGTACTTAAAAGAGGCACATCGGTAGAAAATCCAACGTTCATTTTGCAAGGTGTGTCTCCTTTTGATTGGAATGCTGCATACTGTGAAACTTTTGGAAGATACTATTTTATCAATGATATTTCATATGTAGAATCAACTTATGAGATTTCATGCACTTGTGATTATTTGGCAAGCTACAAAGATGAGATATTAAGTAACTCTATGTATGTAACAAGATCCTCTAATGTTGCAAATTTTAACAGATACTTGATAGACACAATGTTTCCAACGACATCACAGCCAACTATTTTACAGACAACTGCAACTTTACCAACTTCAACAACAGGGTCGATTTTATGTTGTATTATAGGTAATGGCGAAAATTCTTTTTTGTCTTTACATCCTGCAACGTTTAAAGCTGTCACCCAATATTTGTATTCGCCTGATTATTTAAACGGTTTAAACACAATTCTTGAAACACCATCGGATGTAAAAAAAGAAATTGTAAGACCGCAAGACTATTTGCAAAGTGCAACATGGATACCTTTTATCGTGGAAAACGGCACACCAACACAAATTGTACTTGGTTATGTGGCTACAAGTTACAGTGGTAGAGATGTTGGCACAGGAGAAGTATTTACGCATATTGTCTCTTTAGCAATACCACATCACAGCGAAAGTGAAATCAATAAATATATGCTATTTGAACCGTTTACACAATATGTTCTAACTTTGCCGTTTATTGGAACAATGCGCTTATCATCTAAAGAACTTTATAATATTGATGCTCTATCAATAAAATATTCTGTTGATATAAACGGCGCTATTTTTGTTACTGTAAAAGCTGGAGGCGTACTTCTTTTCACAGCGGCAGGAAACTGTGGCGCTCCTGTTAGTTATTCTTCACGCTCTACAAATGTAATAGGAACTGTATCAAGTACAATCAATGCCGCTTTTTCGTTTGCAAAGCATAACATTTTAGGTGGTGTTTCCGCAATTGAATCTGGCATTTCTAGTATCGCCCCAACTGTTGAAACAAGTGGCGGCAGTGGTGGCACAATGGTAGGTAGTAACGTAATATCTTTACGTGCTATTTTTGCCAATCAACCAAACCGTGATTATGAACATTTTGGATATCCAGTTTGTAAAAAGATTAGTTTATCTGGTTTATCTGGTTTTTTACAGTGCGAAAGTGCAGATGTAATGTGTTCTGCAACTGAGAATGGAAAAGAGGTTATAAATAACTTTTTGAATGGGGGTATATTTATAGAATGAAACCTTTTGTATATAGTGGGTACTATGTCGGCGAAGGTGTGGCAAGTCCAATCATAAATGAATATGAATCGCGGCAAAATCCAAACATGATTCACATTAACAACACCTGGGACTATGCAACCTACTTTCGCTACTTTTTGCAACGTGCAGAAAGTCTTATCATTTTTGATGGTATGCCGTCAAACTGGGCGAAAAATTATATTTATCCTTTACTGTTTTTAAAAGGTAACTTTTGTGTTATGAATACAGCACGATTTGGTATCATTCCACAGCATGGAAACCCTTATGGGTTCGATGTACAGTATCAGCCAACTAACTATGTAGTTGCCAACCCCGCTTTTGACGCTAGTTTTAATGGAGATCTAGTTATTGGCGAAGATTGCGAGATTGTAAAATTAACACCTGACTGGTGCGGCATTGGCGATCTGATAAATTCATATGCGCAGAGAGTTGCCATGACTTTATCTAATCATGATGTCGCGTGCGCTCTTGCTAAATTTGGTTTTATTTTTACAGCCAAAAACAAAAGCACAGCTGAAACATTTAAAGTTGCTTTTGATGATATCATGTCGGGAAAACTTGCCGTTGTGATTAATCAAGCACTGTATGATAAGGAAACAGGAAAGCCACTGTATGAGTACTTTAATAATGACATTGAAAAATGTTATAATGTAGTCAAATCAGCATTAGAAAGTGTTGAAAATCTTAAACATGCTTTTGATATGGAAATTGGAATTTATACTGCACCTGATAAGAAAGAACGTATGATTATAGATGAGGTTGAAGAAACCAAAAACGCTGTGATGTCGAAGTGTGAGTTGTGGGTGGAAACTATTAACGAATGTTTAGAAAAAGTTAACGCACATTTTAACCTTGACATTCGCGCACGTTTGCGATATCCTATCAATAGAGGGGGTGAGCAGCGTGAGAACTACAATTCCAATAGTGACTATGTATGACTATGATAATAATATCTTTAATGACATCTATGTTAAAGGTGTTCCAAAAGAACAACTTATCGAACACTTTTTGTTATCATATGGAGATTTGACACCTGTTTATCAAGATCCCAAATATTTAAGAAGGCATGTTACAAGTGTAGCACGGTCGCTACAATGGACTATTGACCACTTGTGGGAAGTAACACAGCTTGAATACAACCCTATAGAAAACTATGATAGAATGGAAAGCTGGACCGACACTGGCGGCGGCACTTTCCAGAAGGGAAAAGTTGATACTGAAGAAACGTTTAATAAAGGTACTGTAACAACAACTTATGGGAAAGTTTCTGACAGTACACATAAGGTGGCGGCGTTCAATTCTTCAACTCCAGAGGTCGCGAACACTGATAACACAACTGATAACGGTAGCGATTCGCAAAGTTTTGGAGCTGACACATCGCATGGAAGTGTTACCAATGGTGTGGATGAATCAACAACAACTGGAAAGCATGATGGAAGAATTCACGGAAACATAGGCGTTACAACTTCCCAACAAATGATGCAGGCTGAAATTGATCTTGTTAAAGCTTACAATTTTCTTGATGATGTGTGCAAGCTTTATGCAGATAGGCTTTTAATAGGAGTGTGGTGAGATGGATATTGTAGTAGCTACTATTTGTGGTTTATTTATTGGTATAGCATTAGTTGTGGTTTATTTATTGTTATATCATTAGTTGTTGTCATTGAATATTATAGGGGGTAGAAATGGAAATTATGAACGCAATTGCGCAAATTGCGCAAATGGTTGGCGTACCATGCGTATGTTTAGGCGCTGTAATGTGGTACGTAAACGCTCTTGATGTGAGACAGCGTGAGGAAAGAAAGAGCTGGTATGAGAAGCATGACCAAGAGAGTGCAAAGTGGGTTGACGCTCTGAATAACAACACAAAAGTTATTACAGAGTTGTTAGCAATCGTAAAAGAAAAGGAGAATTAAGCTATGAACTATGATATTCCAGATAAGAACGTTTCTTACATTGCAAAAGCGAGAGAGCTTTACAAAAACCGTGACAAGTACGCGTACCTTTACGGAGCGAAGGGGCAAAAATGCACTCCTGAGGTTTTTGAGTCATTATGGGACGCCGAACCAAATTATTTTAAAAAGTATAACGCTCAACAGAAAGCACAAATCAAGGCTTTCTGTTTAGGAAAGACAGTGATTGACTGTAGCGGCTTTATCAACCTTGTTACAGGAAAATACATGTATTCGACTGCATACATAAACAGTTGTAGAAATATAACAACTCCTGACAAGACTAAAGACGGAGATTTACTGTATACAACTTTTGGCGGTAAAGGAAGACACATAGGACTTGACATTGGGCATGGTTTTTTCATGCACTGCGGAAAAGAGCTTGAAACAATTTCTATTGGTGTGATTGATGAATTTGGCTGGGAAAAAGGGGGTATGCTATTATGAACATGATAGGTAGCGGTCCATTTATTGTTATATCTTTTGACGAATTTGGACAAATACCAGATCCATACTATTTTAATAGCGTTTTTAATCCAATTTTAGTTACTGGTGGTGATGGAAACGAATACTATGTGATTCCAAGTGACCAATTTAAGTAAAGGGGTGATGATATGGCATTTTCAAATTTTCCGTATACAGATTTTCACAATTTAAACCTTGATTGGCTACTGGGAACTGTGAAGGATCTTGATACAAAGTGGGATACCTACTATACCCAGTGGAACAAATGGCAAACAGACGTTCAAAACTATATTGATAATTTGGACTATATGCAGGCGATTGACGATTATCTTGATGCTTTAAAGGAAAGCGGTGAATTGTCTGATATTATCGACACATGGCTGACAGACTATGGTATCATTACAATTGGCGATTCATACGGTGAAGGGTATACACCCGATGGCATGGTCAAGCCGTGGTGTGATATTTTGCATGAAAAGTACTTTAGTGATGCTAGCTTTTATGTTAATAAAAGTTTAGGTGGTAGTGGATTCGGCGCAAATACTCACTTTTCTGCTTTGCTATCAGAAGCAATAGCGGGGCTTTCTGATAAGCAAAAGAAACAGGTGAAATATGTCGTTGTTGCTGGCGGTTGGAATGACCAACTTGTCGATGTTTCGCTTATCAAAAGTGGCATTCAAGATACAATTGATTTAATGGCACAGTTACCAAACGCGACACTTTACATTGGATGGATTGCAACCCCTATCATCGGTTTTACTACTGTTGCAAAAGTTAAAGCTTATAATGAAATTAAAAGCTTATATGAAACACATTGGGGAAAGTTTAAGTTTTTAAGCGGCGCTGACAGTGCGCTAAGATGGGTGGGAGTTCTGTCGAGTGATAAAATACACCCTAATGAAACTGGACAATATTCAATTGCTGATATGATATATAAGGCAATGAATGGATATGCGTCATGGAACAGGAGCGGAGAATTTGCCCTTGATGGCTTTAATTGCACACTGAATGACTACAAAATGCCTGTTGTGTTGACTAATACCAACGCGCATTGTAGATTTAGACATGTGGCTAGCTTCCTTGATTTGGCTTTTACACCTAGAAAGAATTTTACAAATGCGGCTACCAAGGTTATGTCACATAATTTGTCATTTGTAAATGAGCAAAGTATCTGTAATTGCAATGCCATTGTTCATGATGCTAACGGATATCATCAAAGCATGGCGGTTCTTACTATTAATCCTGCTGATGCAACACAAGTAGATAGTGGTAGCATTTACTTACAATTAGTTGATATCGGCGGAAGCGGATATGCTACTTATACTAACGTTGACGAGATACAGTTGTATGGTGTAGAATTTAATATTGCGCTGAATTAAAAGAGGGGTTTAAGCCCCTCTTTTGTTATTTTCTTTCTACTGATATTACTGTAACGTGACTGACAAACGGTAGTTTTGACACATAGTCAATAGCATATTCACTAGTTGAATAAATCATTTTACAATCCCCCTTACAAGAAAATCAAGTGATACTTTTGCAATTTCCAGATCCTTAATATCTGAAGAAGTTTCCGCGTTTACCGCCTGTACTGCTAAATAAGAATACATCTTCCTGATATCAATATGCAACTTGCAAATAGAATCTTCAGCTGCAACGCAATCGCTGATAAGTTTTAATTTCTTTTGTGATGTTAAATTATCCATATTCTTTACCTCACTTTCTATTAAACAATTCATCATACGAACACACAAAGCGAATATCTGTAATAAGAACGTTGCCTTTTCTACGATACACAAAATCTTTTAACACCTCATATGATGCGCTACCCGTTGCAGTAGCAGTTTTCTTTTCGTCGCTAAATTTATCATAATAATCAATTTCATATAAATTCATGTTAATACCTCACTTTTCAACCCAATATTGAATTGGCATATACTTTGTAGATAGCTTACCATTATAGTAGCAAGGAACTACACGCACGAAACCTTTACCATATTTACCATTGTATGGGTGAACGGTTGTAAGATTAACGTTCATATATCCGCTTACCTCAGCAAACGTTATATATTTAAGATTGCGGCTAAATAAGTAATCGCCTGTTGTCCTACTATCTGCTACCATAATTGCTTTACCGATTGTATTTCTGTTTCGATTCCGTATAAATTCATAGTTTTCCTTCTTTCTCTCCGTCTAGCCGTTAAGTCAGCTATGATTTATCTTAATGTTCCGTTATAACAACGTGATTCTTTGAATCCGAACGTTTTTTCCCTTCCTGACATATAATAACCTTTTTCTACGCTAACAACTTGAACGTGTCTTACAGCATATTCATAAGCTTTATTTGATATCACATTATTAAAATATAACTGTTGAATGTTTCTAAGTACATTTGCTGCTAAGTCAAAATATACATCATCTCTTTTTATTTCAAACGCATATTTTCTAAAATTTTTGATCAAACGATACAGAAACATATAATTACGTCTTTTTTCGTCTAACATATCATTGTTAATGTTGGCAAGTGTAGCAAGGCTAACGTTATGCCATTCTGGGTTGTTGATTGCTTTTAAGTGTTTATGCACTTGCTCGCAATCATGAATAAAATTCTTATGCGCCTTAATGCAGGCGTCTGATTTATAGTTATAATCACAATGTACATAAGGTGAAACAAAAGAGCATGTGTTTTGATTTGGACAATAATTGATATCTTCAATTTTTGCAATTATTGTCTTATTTGGCTGTACACTATCTGTATCAAAACATTGCTCTTTTCCAAAACGGCTATTCAATGCTTGCTTTACTTCCATAACTTCTCTTTTGGCTGATTCGCCATAGTCTGATACAAGTCTATCATATAAATCTTTTATTGTTTTAAAATCTTCAAAGTCGTAACAACTTGCAACAGTAGCGATTCCCCTATGGTCATGTATAAACAGACTTCCCCAAACACCTCTAAACACCCTTAAGTTTACGTGATTTGCTAATTTAACCCTATATCCACCATCAAACTGTTCTGCATCTTTTATTGATGTATTCATAATCTCTGCTACTTTTGCAAAAAACTTGTTGTAACTATTAATTCTCATAATTCCTTCTTTCTTCAAGTCTTTCCTTGAGGTCTTTGTTTCTTTATCTTTATGATTATATAATACTGTGTTACTATTAACATATTGTGTCATAATTGTAAATAAATTGTTAACATTATATGTTTTAATTTATAAACGCTCTTATGGTTCATACGTTCGATTTATATTGTTATTTTTGAATTGTCTAACAACTTGTGGGGAACTTGCACATTGTATATTATATTTAAAGAGTATCTC